GTATATGGATATATTGTCGGTGAGATGCTAACAAAATACAGTAGAATTGACCTATTCAGCGAACTATGTGTCTATTTTGATATTAACCCAACTAAGTTTTATAATTCACTTTCAAACATTTACAAAGAAGATTTAATTGAAGAGCTAGACCTCAAGACAGGAGTCCTTGGAAAGAAGAACATTAACAAGTTATTCTAATGATTGATTCTAAAGTTTTTAACGAGGGTGCAAACAGGGTTTGGATCCTCGGAGATTTACACTTCGGAGTTCGGGCAAATTCTCAAGAATGGCTCGATATCCAGAAAGAATTCTTTGAAAAGTACTTTATACCAACTCTTAAAGAGCATGTAAAGCCAGGTGATGTATTGGTTCAGGTTGGAGATACGTTTGATAACCGACAGTCGATCAATATTAAGGTACTAAACTATGCTGTAAATCTGTTTGAAAGGTTAGGTAATATTTTACCAGTTCATGTTATTTGTGGTAACCATGATATTTGGGCTAAGAAGAGTAACGAAATTACTTCAATTGATAGTTTGAAATGGATCCCAAATGTACAGATCTATAAAGAACCTCAATTGATGGACTGGAATGGTCGTAAGGTTTTAATGATGCCATGGAGACGTGATACTGCACATGAAACTGAAACACTTGCCGAATTTCCGACTGCTGAAATAGTATTTTGTCATTCTGAAGTAAGTGGAATTTACCTAAATGCAAAAGTAAAGAACGCGCACGGTACTAGACCTAATGTTTACTCAAAGTATACTCGAGTTTACAGTGGACATATTCACTATCGACAAGAGAATGGAAAGCTCTTATTGGTCGGTACTCCATATGAATTAACACGCTCAGATAGAGGTAATCAAAAAGGATTCGATCTAGTTGATTTAGAAGACATGTCAGAAACATTCTTCCCGAACAACATATCACCAAAGTTCTTGAAGTTTAATATCACGAAGTTATTCGATATGACTCTCGGTGAATTTAAGGATCAGATTAGAAATAATTTTATTGATTTATATGTTCCAAGTAAAATTGCAACATCTAATTCGTTAAGTGAATTAATTAATAAGATTCAAAATATTGGTCGAAGATTAGAACCGAACATTTATCAAGAGACTGATATTATTGATAAGGACTTCCACGATCTTGATGACGAGATCTATAAGAATTACAATATATTAAACCTTTGCGAATCGTACGTTGAAAACTTAAATTATGACGACGATACGAAACAAAAGTTAAAATATAAACTAAAACAGTTACACGACCTTTGTGCGTATAACCACGATATTGACAGATGAGAATAGACTCTATAGCATTTAAGAATTTTGCAAGTTACGGAAATAAGGTACAACGAATAGAATTTGAGGATGATTTCTCAGAATTGTTTTTGACCTTAGGAAAGAATGGAGATGGAAAGACAACAATTGCAAATGCTATCATCTTTGCCCTATATGGTAAAGTTGAAGGTGTTAAGTTAGGTGATCTTCCAAACCGAATCAATGGTGAGCTTTGGGTACAGATCAAACTTAAATGTGGAACTATTGAAGTTGACATTGAGAGAGGACTAAGTCCAACTATCTTTAATGTTAAACTAAATGGTGTAGAATTCGACAAGGCTGGTAAAAAGAGCGTTCAAGACTATCTTGAAGAAGAGGTATATGGAATTCCTTACCATGTATTTAAGAACATTATTATCCTATCAATTAATGATTTCAAATCGTTCTTAACAATGAGTAATAGCGATAAGAAACAAATCATTGATAAGATGTTTGGTTTCTCTGTATTAAATGATATGCAGCAGAAAATCAAAGATGAGAGAAAGAATGTCAGACTTGAAATAGCAGGCTATGAATCAGAATTGAACCAAATTATGGAATCAATTCAATCAGTTCGTCATAAATTAAATACTCTACTTGAAGAATCTTCTCAAAAGAATAAGGAAAAGATTGAAGAGCTTAAGAATCAGCTGACCCAATTAAATGAAGATGCTAAAGGTCTTAAACTTGAAAAGGACGAGCTAACCAAAATTATTGGTGAGTCAAAAGAAGAATATGACGATGCTAGATCTGAAGCTTCAAAACTAAAGCACGAGATTGAGTATCTGAAAAAGAAGATCGATCTTTATGAGGGTGGTAACTGTCCAACATGTGAGACCAAACTTGATAGTGAATGGCATACTCAAAAACTTGACGAGTTCCAGGACCAGTTAAAAGAAAGTGCAACTGGAATTAAGGAACAAAAAGACAAGATGGATGCTACTAAGGGCAGAATCGATGAACTTTCAAATCAAAAGAAAGGAATTGAATCAAAGGCATCCAATATTAAATATGAGATGCAGTCTCTTAAGAATGAACTAGTCAAAATTAAAGATACGTCAAGCAGTGATCAGTTCGAACATTTAAAAAAGCTAATCGAAGATTTTGAAGATAAAGAAGCTAAGAAGTCTGCTGAATCAAGTAAATTGTCGAATGATTATCAATTTATGGAAATGGTTGAGAACATCCTGGGTGAAGACGGTGTTAAAAACTTAGCAGTAAAAACAATTCTGCCAGGTTTAAATACTAACATTGCCGCGATGACACAAACAATGCACTTACCATTCCATATTAAATTTGATGAGAAGTTTAATTGTATTATTAATCATTTAGGAGAGGAGATTAACCCAATGACCCTTTCTACCGGTGAACGTAAAAAAGCAGACTTTATTATTATCATTGCGATTATTAAAATCTTAAAGTTACGTTTCCCACAACTAAACCTACTATTCCTTGATGAATTGTTAAGTTCGGTTGATAATGACGGAGTACACAATATCTTAAAGATCCTATCACAGGTTATTAAAGAGAACAAGATTAATACATTTGTAATTAACCACACTGTATTACCGCATGAAATCTTTGATAAGAAGGTACAGATCTATAGAGAGAATGGTTTCTCTAAATTCGAAATCGAAAGAATTGAGTAGGATATATAGTATATCTGAAAAATTATCATATAGATGGCAACATATAACCTTAAATTCAACAAAGACGACAGTGTAGTTAGGCACCTAATTATTGGCCTACTCGCTGACTTGAATCAAAAGTTAAGTTTCCATCGTCAGGTTTCGAATGATAATAGAGTCGAGGTAGATGTACCATTCTACTATTCTATTACAGGAGACGAAAACTTCTTACGTGATGAATTTCTATTCACAACGATCGGTGGAGTAAATTGTGTACCTGATGGACAAAAAGCAGATGGTAATTACGACCAAGTTCCAAGAGGAATTATCAATATAACTTCACTTAATGTCGATCCTTCAAAACTGGTAAACAAGAGAAATCTTGGTCAATACTCAGTCCTTGATAAGGACGGTGTAATGCAGAGTTATGTTGCTGAATTTAGTATGATTCCAATCGTGTTAGGATTTGATGTTACAATTGTAGTTTCAAGTCAACTTGACCTATTTAAAGTTACTGAGGCGATCATTAAAAAGATGTACCGTGCTAATTACTATAATGTAGAAGTTGGACATCTTGAAGAGGGACTTTACAGAGTTTCTTCAGAGTATGCAGTACCTGATGATTATAGTTTAGAAAGACCGGTTGAATTCGGATTTGGCGAGAAAGAGGACTTTAGAGTTACCTTTCCTCTAGAAATCAATTCATTTATTCCATCATTTGACTTCTCAACTGCAAGACATGCTGGTAATAGAATGGAAGTTATTGGAAGCTTTAATAATACACAAAATGGAGAAGTTGAAGGACCAGATGCTCCACTACTAGGAGACAACTATAGTGTTACTGGTCGAGAAGTTCCATTTAAAGAATAAATACTTGATATATAAAGAAAATTAAAAAACCATAAAATGGCTACAGTTAAGAAAAATATCTTCACGATTTGCTTTGAGTCTGGCGAGAACTCTAAAGTAGTTTATACTGCTGGAAAATTCTTCAACGTAACAGAGAGCGGAGTTTCACCAATGTCGACTGCAAACAATCCACTATTGGAAGACCTAGCATATTCACTGAAGAACTTTAATGTAACAGAAGAGGGCTTAAGCTTTTACTACGATTTAAAATCTAAGTCTATCAAAAGAATCACTGAAGGAATTGTTTCAGCAGAGTTTCAGCAAGAAAAAATGAATGAGTCGGTTGAGTCTTTCAACGAATTGATCGAGCTTAACGCAAAACTTTCTGAAGTAGAAGCTCTAAGAAAAGAGCACAAACTTGCTGGTAACGAAGCTGCAGTTTCTGAAGCGATCAACATTATTTCGGAAATCAAAGCATCGATTGCTAAGGTTAAGGAAACAGCAACAGTTACTCTATACAGATACGTTGCAGAAGAAAATAAAGTATACGTTAACAATACTGAAACAGCTCTAGAAAATTTCACAGAGAATATGTTTGCTGCTGGTTACATTAACTACGCAGACAAAGCAATTCTAAAAAAGTTCGAAGCCGCTGCAAATAACTTTGATAAGTATTCAGTCGCTGAAAACCTAACAGAAATTACTGAAGATGTAATTACTGTTTCAACATTTAGAGTTAACGAAAAAGCTTTCGTTTACAAGAACAACGTAGAAACGACAATTACAGAATTTAAAGAACTATCTGCGGTAGCAGCTATCGATTATATTTCTGAAAAGACAGGAGAAGATGTATCATTCATGTTCGAAGACGTCCTACAGGCAAAACTAGAATTAAGATCTAGATTAGATGCTAAAATCGAAGAGACTTTAGGGTTAATCGCGTTCTTAAAAGATCAGAGAAATATTCTAGCAGAGGCTAATAAGAATATCCCAGAAATTAAAGAAGCTGATAAATTAATTAGTTCTGAAATTGCTAACTTCGAAAGAATCATTTCTATTTTAGAGAATGATGAGTTAACAAGAAACGACGGATTTACAAGTGGCATACTAAGCACTGAATATGAAGGCCATGCAGCTGGAACAGAAGTAAAAGTAGATGCATTAGACTATACAACTGCTGGTAAAGACGATATGATTACAGTTGTTATCGGAGAAAGCAATGTTAAAGTACTGAAAAAACATGTTGAGATTAGTTCTAAAGAAACAATCTAATAAACATAGTTATTAACAATAAGAAAAGGGCCAATTGGAAACAATTGGCCCTTTTTGTCTATAATCTAAAACAAAATAAATTATGAGTTTATTACAGATACTTATTATTCTTGCCTTTGGCCTTTGGGGCTACAAGAATTTTGAAAATAAAAATAGAGAGCCATGGAGAGGATTCTTATGGGGATTCTTTTTAGGCCTGATTGGTGTCGCTATTACCTATATGTTTATCACTAAAGAAATCGAAGAAAATAATGGCTAGAAAAAAGAACTACCTAAACAATAGAGACCTTTATGATGAAATCGTAAAGTCAAAGGAACAGGATCAGCTTACACCAAAGGCTGAAAAAATGCTTGTTATGTTGGCTGAACGTGCAATTCGTAAATTAACCTATGTTAGTGAAGACGATAGAAACGATTGTTTACAATTTGCGCTATTAGATTTATTAAAGTATTGGAGAAACTTTAACCCAAAGTATACGAATGCCTTTGCATACTTTACTGAGATTGCAAAGCGTGGATATGCGAAAGGTTGGAATAAAATCCACCCTAAAAAATACAAGTCTACCCTATCGCTTGATAAAAATAGCGGAAGCTCAGATCATGAGGGTGGATTGTTCAATATCTGATGTCAATAAAGAATGTAAAACCAACTAAAAATTCAGGATTTAACCAAGGATATTTCACACCAACATACCCGCAGAAATACCTTGGCAAACCTCCTATTATCTACAGGTCATCATGGGAACGCAAATTTATGATTATGTGCGACTCTAGAGATGATGTCGTGGCGTGGTCCAGCGAACCTGTAGAGATTAAATATTGGTCTACATTAGATTCTAAAGTCAGAAAGTATTACCCTGATTTTTATATGAAAGTACAAAAAGGTGAAGGTATCTTTGAAGAATTTCTGGTAGAGATTAAACCATCAGAACAACTTAAAAAACCACAACCTCCAAAAAAGAATTCTAAAAAGGCTCTTAACTCATATAAGTTTTTAGCCGAACAGTTCGTTATTAATCGCGATAAATACATATATGCTAAAAAGTGGGCGGAAGAAAGAGGTTGGCGATTTATTGTCTTAACTGAAAAGACACTTAAATAATGGGTGAAATCAAACGACAAATCAGAAAACTAAGTAAAGGCGCCGGTGGTAAACCATTGGCTAGAAGATCTGCTGAAAAGTGGTTTAGTGCTGGCAAAAGAAAAAGGTCAGATAAGTCAGTATCTTCAACCGGTCAAAGATTTAGACCTGGTAAAATTTATGTGTTTGAATATAAGACACCAAAGGGAATAGACCGTTTAGAATGGTGGGATCAGAATCCGGTTGTACTTGCATTAGATCCATATAAGGGAAACGACGTTGGAATTAACCTTAACCTTTTACCAGTTACAGTAAAAGAAGAAATGCTAGACTTGGTATATGACAGAATGCAGGGTCAAATTAAAAGTCAAACAATGGGATCTAAATCTGGAGATGCGCAAAGACAAGGACAGATACAATTTAGTTATGAAGGTGCAAGGTCATTCTTAAAAAGATATGGATATGATTTTGCAATTAGACAATACATACCGAATCTAAAGTCAAATCAAGCAGTAATTGCTTATGAAAATTGGGCAAATATTGCACTTTGTGATTTTATAGATTTAAATGGAAGTAGTGTTGCTAGTGTCAGAGCCCAATTTAGAAAACATAACAGATAACAAGAATATATACTAAAGAATATAATATTAACCTACAATGGCAGGATTTACTAATAACAACAATGGTCCATTAAGTACCAATAAAAGACCTTTTAGACTTTCAGATTCTCTGAGAGCTCTTTCGTCGTTTGGTATGAGATATGACGACCTTGTATTAAGACAGTCTCAAGCAATTGGTCCAATGGAGGATCAAATAGGTTATGGTCAAATGAACCCACTTGGATGGGACAATGATGATATCTATGGAGCTTTTGCTGCTCTTTCAATGACCGATATTAACCTAAAGAAAAACATTCCATTCTTTGATAAAGACTATGTTGGAAAAAGAGACGACTTAAGAAGATTCTCGATGAATGATGAGATTGAGGATATCTTAGACATTTTAAGTGATGAGACGATTGTTTATGATGATAAGAATTTCTTTTGTCAACCTGAAATTTTAGGAATGGATGCATCTGGAGATGTTGAAAAGGACCTTAACAAATACTTTAAGCAAATCTATCAATACTTTGGATTCACTCAAGATCAATCAGCATGGTACTATTTTAGAAAGTTCTTAATTGATGGTTACCTTGCATTTGAAATTATCTATTCACCGGATCAAAAGACCGTAATTGGTTTTAAAGAACTTGATCCAATCACACTAGTACCTGGTTATAATAAAGAGGACGGTAAGAAAGTTTGGATTCAATATAAGGACGATCCAATCAAGCAGAGAAAACTATACGATTCTCAAATTGTATACATCTCATATTCGTCAATTACAACCGCATCTAGAGTTTCATACGTTGAAAGATTGGTTAGATCGTATAACCTTCTTCGCATCATGGAACACACTCGAGTGATTTGGGCTACAACTAACTCGAGCTTTAGAATGAAATTCATTATCCCAGTTGGGGGTAAATCTAAAACACGTGCTAAACAATCGCTAGCTCAATTGATGCATTCATATAAAGAGAATGTTGAATTTGATTGGGATAGTGGAACTCTACAAACTGATGGTAAACCAATGCTACAGTTTAATAAAGAGTACTGGCTACCAAGTAAAGAGGGAGAGAGCCCTGAAATTGAAACACTTGGAGGAGACGGACCAGACCTATCAGATACAGAAGCACTAAAATACTTTGCTGATAAACTAAAACACGTTTCAAAGATTCCGTATTCACGTTTCCTATATGAAGACGGCGGTGGTGATTTCAATATGGCTGCTGATGGTATGATTCGCGATGAAATTAAATTCTCTAAATTCGTTAAGCGTTTAAGATCTACATTCCAAGAGATTTTGGTTAAGCCATTATACTTGCAAATGTGTCTTAAGTACCCTGAATTTGAGAACGATCCACAATTCAAAACTCAAGTTGCTCTAAGATTTAACGAAGAGAACGTATTTGCTGAACTTAAGAATTACGAAATAATGGAGCGTCGCCTAGACTTTATTGGTCAAATGCGCGATAGTCTAGTAGAAACCAATCCAGAAACAATGGATGAAGAATACTTCTTCGATATGGACTTCCTAGTTAAGAAATACTTAAAAATCAACGATGATGATTTAGCAGCTAATGCAGCAGCAAAAGCATCGAAAGCAGCAGAAGAGGCTGGAGAGGAACCAGAAGACGAAATGGGCGGATTCTAAAAAAGATAAATAGTTTATGAAATACGTAAAATTATTTGAGCAGTTCATCAAAGAGAACACAGCAAAACCAAATCCAGATTCGGATGTTGTTGCTGATGACATCACACTTGAAGATGAAAGAGTTATTAGCTCAGCTGAAATCATTGGCGCTATAATTAATAGTGAAAGTGAAAAAGAGCTAGAGGATTACTTTTATGATAAATATGGTCAAACTGCATTTAGAGCAGGAGAACTAGCTGGGATTAAACAACTTTGGAATGAATACCAAGCCGAAGTTAAAGAATTAGAAGCTGAAGAGGAAGGAGAGGCTCCGGCTACAGAAGGAGAACCTGAAGCTGAAGGAGAATCTGAAGATGGTGCAGCTGACGATATTCTAGACGACCTATAAAAGTTTATCATAATAAAAAGATATATAAAAAAACAATAAAACTCAAAATATGGAAAATATGAAGGATCTTTTGATTGTAGAGATGTCATCGAACGCTCTTTCTGTAGAAAATACAGAATCAAAAGACTATGTTTTGGAGGGTATCTTTGGTGAAATTGATGTCAAAAACAAGAACCAAAGAATTTATACTGAGGACGAATACGTACCTCAAATTGAAGCTCTTCAGCAGAAAATCAAGTCAGGTAAACTGTTAGGTGAATTAGATCACCCATCACAGTTTGATGTTTCTTTAAAGAACGTTTCACACGTTATCGAGGAACTATACTATGACGGTGAAAAGAAGCAAGTAAGAGGTCGTATCAGACTTTTAGATACTGATGCTGGTCGCCAAGCAAAAGCATTAGTTGATGCGGGCGTACCTCTACAAATCTCATCAAGAGCAGCTGGTGCAGTTGAATCAAATGGTCAAGTAAAAATCAAACAACTATTTACTTATGACCTAGTAGCTGATCCAGGATTTGAAAACGCTGAACTAAAGCGCGTTAACGAATCTTACGGTTTTACTACTGAAGGTGGCTTGTATATTTATGAGATAAATAAAGAACAAGAAAACATTACAACAACTCAAATTATAGAAAATCAAGAAATGGCAGACTTTGTAAAAGCTGACGACTTCAACAAGTACACTGAGTACCTTGCAAATGAAATCAAGTCGTTAAAAGAAGCAATCGAAACAACGAACCAGCCTGTTGAGAGTGAAGTATCTGAAGCAGATCTAAACGCTGTTAGAGAGCACAACGACCACATTGTTGAGAACTTTAACAATCTTTCAGAGTACGTTAAGTACCTTGCAGAAAAGCTAGATCAATCAATTCAATACTCTGAGCATGTAGCTGAAAAAGCTGATCAAGGAATTCAGTACTCTGAAGAAGTAGCTGAAAAACTAGACCAGTCAATCCAATACACTGAGCATTTAGCAGAGGGTATGGAAAAGGTAAAAGAATACGCTAACTATTTAGCTGAAGCTCACAATGAGAACACAACTTCAGGCGAAAAGTTAATCGAGTACGTTGACTACCTAAAACAAAATCTACAGTCAGTAACTGAATACGCTCAGTACATTGCTGAATCTATCAACGAAAATCTAGTAGTTGAAGAATTAGGCGAAGGATCAGATGATGAAGGTGCTGCTAAGGATATGGAAGAAATCGAAAAGAAAGATTCTGAAGTTGGTAACAACGCTGAAGAAGGAGATGTAGAAGGAGAAGAAGTAGCTCTACCTGCAGAAGAAATCGAAGCAGAAGACACAAAAGTAAATACTGAAGCTGATAAGAAAACTACAGATACTTCAGCTGAATTAGAAGCAGATCTAGAAGGAGATGCAGACGATGCTGGTAAAGAAGTAGTTGAATCTTCTGAAGAAGTTGAAGAAACTGAAGAAGTAGCTGGAGAAGAATCTGCTAAAGACATGGAAGAAATCGAAGATGAGCACGAAGAAGAAATGGAAGAAGAAGTTTCTGCTGCTGAGGCTTACAAAAACGAAATCTCTAGCAAACTAAGCTCACTAGTTGAAGCTGCTACGAAGAAAGAAAACGAAAATCCATCATTCTTTAAAATCGTTTCTTCAAACGTTCAAGAAAAGTACAACGCACTTAACGAAGATGCTAAGACTGAAGTTAGAAGAGCAGTTTCTAAGAGAGGCTTTATGACTGAATCACAAATCGAATCAATCATCGAAAGCTCTAATCTAATCGTAGAAAACAGAAATGCTGAACCGTTCTTCATTACTGCAATGCCAGTAGAATACAAAGAAGCATGGGAAACTCTATCTGAATCTAAGAAGAATCAAATCATGGCTCAATCTAAGTACCACAAACTTGGAACTGAGTACCAGGTAAGAAACTTCTGGCAAACAAGAGACCTTAGAGAGACTGCTCCAGTAATGGAAAAGCTTGAAATGGTTAAAGAATCTAAAGAAGAAGAAAAGAAAGGTCTAGGATATGATATAACTTCATATGCTGAACAATTCAAAAAGAGATTCAATAAATAAGGATATATAAAAAGATATCGACGATAGGGCGACAGAAGCAGAAAGCCCAAATATGTCGAGTTTAAACAACAAACAAAAACAAAAATCTGAAAAATGGCAAATTTAATTAATGAGGCAGAAATCAGAAGTACTTGGGCTCCTGTAATTGAGGAAGCAACTGGTATCAATGATTCTAACAAGCTGGCTTGGATGTCAACTTACTGTCACAACCACAAGCTATACGAAGATGCTAACATGATGAGCTTAGGTTCAGTTGGTTCTTTCAATAGCATGAACATCGGAGGTATGGGCGCTGTAGTTCTACCAGACACGGCAACTGGATTTGACGCACAAAGAGGTTCTGGAGACAAAGCTCCAACTCTACTTCCACTAGCAATGCAAGTTGCTGCACAAACAATCGGTCTAGATTTAGTACCGGTAATCCCAATGGCAGGTCCAATGGGTCTTTTATCTTACCTAGACTTCGTATACGAAGGTGGTAGAACTGATAACGACGTAACTCCAACTTACGTAAAAGTTGATGGTACTGGCTTATCTGTTAAAAACGACGGTCTATCTCCAGCATCTGATTACGCAGTATTAGTTGGTACTTCACGTCTAGACGGTGTAGGTATCTACAAAATCACTGAAGCTGGTGAAGCTGCAGTAGCAGCTGGTGGTACTATCGCAGGTCTATTCAACGGTACTAAGATTGTAGTATCTCTAGTAGCTGCTCTAAACGACCACATCCCAGGATTCTCTGGTAATGAGAACGCTGATGAGGATCTACTAGATGCTTCTCCATTCTCAAGAGAAGTTGGTGAAAGAACTCCTGATAACATCATGGGTCTTTCTCTATTCAGCAAATCAGTTGAAGCTGAGACTTTCCAAGTTGCAGCTGCAGTAACAAGAGAGCAAGTTCAAGACCTTAAGCAATTCGGTGTTGACGCAGTAGCTCAAGTTGAAGCAGTTTTAACTAACGAGTTAACTCAGTCAATCAACTCTTACATCCTAGGTACTATGAGATCTATGGCTGAATCTAAATTAGGTGCTCTAGCACTTGATTACTCAATCGTTGGTGGTAACACTTACGGTGATCACAACAGAAGAATCTTAACTCACGTACTTGCTGCAGCGAACTTAATCGCTAACAGAGGTCGTAGAGGTGCAGGTAACTTCGCAGTAGTTGATGCTAAAGTAGCTTCAGCTCTACAAGGAGTTGCTGGATTCGTTCCAAACCCAATGGCTAACACCATTTCACAAGTTGCAGGTGCAATCTACCCAGTAGGTTCTGTAGCTGGTATCAATATCTACACTGATCCAAGACTTCCATTCGATGGAAAACAAGTTGCGGGAGAGGAAACTCACGAAGTTCTAGTAGGTAGAAAAGGTGATGGTAACGGTGCAGGTCTAGTATTCATGCCATACCTAATGGCTGAATCAGTACAGACTATCGCTGAAGGTACAATGGCTCCTAAGGTAGCTGTTAAATCTAGATTCGCTCTAGTAAAAGCAGGTTTCCACCCAGAGACTCAGTACCACAAATTTAACATCACAGGTCTAGAACTATAATCTTACGATTAATTAGTATAACCTATATTGAAAGGGTCTCTTCGGAGACCCTTTCTTTTTGTGATATATAAGGGTATATTAAGCCAATTCAGTATGATTAGTATTATTATGCTTTCGAACCTCATGTCATATGAAGGTTCTAGAAAGGATCCAGAGGCTAAATTTATTAGAGCTGTTGATTCCTACTTAAATCAAACAACATCATATCCAAACGAATTAATTATTGTTAGCGATGGTTGTGATATTACCAATCAATTGTATCAAGAACATTTTAGTGAAACTGGAAGGGTCAAGCTGATTAAAATGCCCAAATCAGAAGAGGGTGTTTTTCCAGGTACTTATCGACAGGTTGGAATAGACAGTGCCCAATATGAAATTATATCCTATTTAGATAGCGATGATATTTTACTACCTAATAGAATTAATCAATGTGTTAATTTATTAAGAGCATCTGGTAAAAAAATGATTCTAGACCAATATTACATTTTTCCAGATACTCAACGTGTTAATTCAGAACACCTACAAACTGCTAAAATAATCTCTAAATTTACTCTATATGGTATTAATTTTAGAAGAGTTAAGTCAATGTGGAAAGGATCGACTGCACAGCTAGTACATTATAAAGACATAAAATCAAAATGGACTGATGCTAAAAGAGGCGAAGATGCTAATTTTATAAACTCAATATGTGGCGAGTTTATGTATAATAAAAACCAACTTATGCTACCAATTGATGGATATGCAGTATGTCACCATCCAATATTTGGGTTTGATGTTTAAGATATATAGACTATAAATAAAAGAATACAAAAATGAAGCTATCTAAGAAATTGATGCTATTTGAAGAGTTTACCGAGGTAAAGACTGATGTTGATGTTAAGGTAGACACTAATGTAGATTTAGGGGCTAAAGGTGAAATCATCCAGGATGTCGATACTATTATTTCTAAACTTGAAGATCTTGCTAACAATCTAGGTTCTGATAGAGTTGGAACTACTGAAACTGCAAATGAGTCTAATGAAATTCTTGTTGAAGGCGCCGCTGATCAATTAATGAGCGCCGAATTATATATGTTACCATTAGTAGCTGCCGGTTTAGTTGGAGGTGCAGCAGTTGGAGTTGGAGTTCTTATAACAAAGGCAATAAAGAGAAAAAAGATCAAGAAGCTTTTTAGTAAAGAGATTGAAAAGCCTAGACTAGAAGCCATGAAGCTTAAAATTCAAAAGGCTAAATTAGAAGGCGATGCTAAGAAAAAAGCTGAAGATAAAATTAAGGATCTTGAAACTGGGGCATCTACAATGCAAAGTTCACTCGGTGAAAAGTACCCAAATTCAAAAGATCTTTTAGCTGCTCTTAATGCTGATCTTAATTTTAAGATAACATCTACCCTTATAAAATCAGGAGCTCTTTCCACATCAGAACTTGAAAAGGCTAAGCAAACTAATGCAAACGCACAGAAAACTATTGAAACTGCAAATGCAAATGCAGCTGAACAAAAAGAAAAAGGAAAAGATTTAGCAGCAAACGCGACTGACGAAGAAAAGGATAAAATCAGAAAGGCTGCAGAAGAGGCTAAAGAAAAAATGAATGACAAGGAAGACAATCCAAAGGTTAAAGCTGCTGAGGATAAAATTAAAGAATATGAAGATGCTATTGAACAACTGAGTAGTAAAAAAGATAAAGCATCTCAAGATAAAGTAGGAATATTACAAGCAGCGCTTGCTAATAAAAAGAAAGAATTAGAGAAGTTAAAAGAATCTTAATCTAATCGCTTTTTAGCATTTTTACGAGCTAATTTAAGGAACTCCTGTCTCTCATTGAGCAGGAGTTCTTTGCATTTCTTGCGAAACTCAATTGAACTCTTAAGAATACGGCTATCAACCATCGGAGCCTTTAAAATGTCATGGTATTCTGGATGGATAAAGTTTTCTAGGTCGAAATTCATAAATTTGGCCCTAATTGGTTTACCAGATATCGCACAAACCCAATCGATTTGATTATAGTTGTTCTCAAGTGTCTGCTTATCAACCGCTGCACTGCTTTCCCAATCCCAATATAACTTTAATGCCGCAGAATCTTTTACCGAAGGTCTCTGTATTTTAAGAGCACACTCAACAAATTGATCGCTTTCAGCCCATCGGTAGATATGCTTGTGTTTAATTAAAAACTGTCGAAATGATTTTGGCAAATACTGAAGGACAATCCCAAATCTGGCCCCCTTCTTATTAGAGCTTCTTACGATATTAATCTTCGAGTAACTTATTGCCATATTTGTATTTATTCGTGGAAACAAAATGGCCTAGGCTCATATAATTAGCAAAGACTTTTGTATGCAATCAATAAATCAACTCTTTACAGAGAAATACCGTCCAAAAAATTTGGATGAGTTGATCCTACCGGATCGAGTTATGAATAAGTTCAAAGATGGCTTAGTACAGAACATGTTATTTGCAGGTTCACCAGGTACTGGAAAGACATCGACTGCGAAAGCAATTGTAAATCAATTTGAACTTCCATACCTCTATATTAATGCATCTACCGATACTTCAGTTGAAGTTATCAGAACCCGAATCATTGACTTTTGTTCTACTGTTTCGATTATGGATAAAGCAGGATTATTTAAGGTAGTGATTCTTGATGAGGTTGATGGTGTAAGTGATCAGTTCTTTAAAGCACTTCGCGCAACAATGGAAACATTCGCAAGTAATAGTCGCTTTATTGCAACTTGTAATTACATCAATAAGTTACCAGATCCAATTCTTTCACGTTTTGAAGTAATTAACTTTGACTTTGATAAGGAAGAAGAGGCTGAATTAACAAAGAAATACATTCGTCGAGTGTATGATATCTGTGGAAAGGAAGAAATGACAATTGAAAAACCAGCACTGGTTGAATTTGTTCGTCGTAATTTCCCAGATCTTCGCAACACTCTTAATAAACTACAAGGCTTCAAAACACAAGGTACAAATAATATTACCGTAACCGATGTGAAGAAGTTTAATTCAGTTTATAAAGACGTATTTGAGTTAATTTTTAATGAAACGGATCCAGCAGAAAATTATAAAGTGTTGGTGAGTAACTACTCAAACCGGGTAGATGATGTATTGGCGGCATTAGGCGCCGAATTTGTGGAATACATACAACAAGAGAAACAACAAAGCGTTAAGAACATACCGCAAATTATTGTATCAGTTGCACAACACCAAGCACAAAGAGTACATGTGATTGACCCGGTAATAACGATGTTAAGTTGTGTGTATTCTCTACAGACGATTATAAGATCTTAAAAAAATATTGCTACAGATTTTTTTATGTCAAGAAAAATGATTATATTAGATCTGTAAAAACAACATAACAATGAAAGTGGGAAAACATACATTACTTATCGACGGTAATTACTTCATCTTTAGTAGATTGTTCGTAATGCCAAGACCAAAAAGCGGAATGCTTCTTGGTGATGACAAAGCAAAGGCACAGTTTATGCGTAAGCTGTCAATTGACTTTGCATCTGAAATGCGTAAACTTCAAGGGTTTGTCGATGATGTTGTAGTCACCGTCGATTCTAAATCTTGGCGCAAAGACCTATACCCACAAGCTGATTATAAAGGTACTCGTAAACAGGACAGCTCAGTTAATTGGGAAGCTGTTTATGATGTATATGTAAATTTCCAAGAAATCTTAAAATCAAAGGGTGTTACAGTTCAACAAACTTCAGGTGCAGAAGCAGATGATGTTATTTTCGGCTGGTCAGTAACTCTTAATGATCGTGGTAAATCTTGTATTGTATGGACTGGTGATCGTGATTTGATTCAACTTGTTAATCACTCAACTGCAAACGATGCTCATACAATCTGGTACTACAACTCTAAAAAGAGTCTTTATGTCTACCCAGGATTTCAAGCAGATATGGATCGCTTAGCATCTGATGCTCTTAGTGATGATGAAATGCTATTTAATATGAGTGGTTCGCATGTAACTCGTGATGACTACCAACGTCAAATCCTAGCATGGATTCAAAAGAATAAGATTCAAACTACAGAAGTTGATTGCGATGAGTTTATCTTTAAAAAGGTTCTAGTTGGCGACAGTAGCGATAACATTGCTTCAGTTGTAACATGGCAAAAAGAAATGAAGAATGGTAAACTTCGCAACTACTCAATTACCGATAAAATGGCAGAAAAGATTTGGGAACAATATGTCAAAGAATTCGATACTTTCGAAATTGACTACTTATTCTCAGATGCTCAAAAAAGTAGATTGTCAGACATTATCCATCGAGTAGTTGGTAAGAGTTCACCTGCTTTAATTAAAACGGCTCTCAGTAGTAATATTGGACTAATGGTTCTACATAACCACATTATACCAGAAGCAATCCAAAAGGCAATCTATAAAGAGATTGACTCTTTATGGGAAGGAGCTGTTGAAAATATGAATGTTCTATTCGATAAGGATAAGATTCTAGAAGGAACTCATTGGTTGGATGGTTCAAGCGAACCTGCTGGTATGGATCCTTTTGCTGGCATGGATATTCCTCAAGAGCCAAAACCAATGAAGACAATTGGCAAAAAGAAGGATGAAACAAAAGCAAAGCCAAAGACTAAAAACTTAAATAACCTATTCTAATGATACCAACGCTTGAAGAACAAATTCACATCGAAGAGATTTTAGCTGAAGCAAGAGCTTATGGTCTTGATTGGGAAGTTAAGTCTTGGGCGATGCAATTCATGAAAGATAACCCTGAAATGCCACTAGTAGATGCATATCAACTTGCATATATGGAGTGGGTTAAGTAACTATGCTAGACGAAACTAAACTATTTGACTTCGTGAAAATAATGTTCACGAGGCCAGCAGACTATAAGAAAATAAAACAAATCAACAAGAAGCGACATCACTTTATGATTAATCGCTTCTTTTCTATCAAATACCCAGCAAACTCACAGTTATTTAATGTTAATGGTATTAATGGTGGAAATGTAGTTGAGAGTTGGTCAATCGTTGCTTCTCGATTTAAGAGCGTTCCCGGTTGGATCTACACTAAAACCAAAAAGGCACCAGCCAATAAACAGGATAAATATATTCCAGATCCTGTTGCTGTTCGGCTTTTTATGGAAAAGAATGAGATCGGAAAAAGGGAATTCGAAGAATTAAAAACCTTTGCAAAAGATCAATTGTATGACGATTTGCAAAAAATTGAGAAGCAAATAGATGTTTACTCCAAATAAAAACAACTTTACTGAAATTGTCGACATTGTACTATACCGCTATAATTCAGTGGATAGTAAACTGTGGTCTCTTATTAAAAGAGAATCTGGTCATAAGAAATTAGACCAGGATAGTTTATTAGTTAGTGCGGAGGCTATTAATAGAATTATATTAATTCACTTTAGATCTGAAGTAAACAAGTTTCAGTCTATTGAAGGTGCAATGGTGTATAAAGAGGCTACCACTATTTACTTTATGTGGAAAATGCTGAATGAAATCAAATCACTAAAGTGGATCAAAATTAACCTTATTAAAAATGCCAACTATTCAAGAGTTGTAAACATGGATGAGATGAAGACGATTAAGTTTTCAATCAAAACAATTAGAGGAACGTTTAGAACCTTTGATTACTTTGCAAATAGCCAACTTCCTCTCGTTAATCATATTTTATATAAGTCAAAAATACTAGGAGCAAATCAACACTATCGAGTTGTCAGAATGTCGAGCTTTTTATCAGCACTTGATAATTTTCTAATGAACAACAATAGCAGTGAATTTGCACTTCCAGTCAGTACAATTATTAACGAACTCGAAGATTTTGAGAATGACGATCCAGAAGTTCTCATTATTACTGATTATGATTCAGATATATAAAGAAAATATATCTAATCAACATGCTTAAAATTGGTAAAAGAGAGGGACTAGTATACATTTCAGTTATTTTATGGGTGTTAATGGGGATCCTTGGCGCTATTAAAGGTGCCGATTTACAACAACTTGCAGTTTACTTTGGTTCTCTAACAGCATATGTTGCGACCTATATCTGGGCAGAAACTAAAAGACCATCTGAAAAGACAGGTATTTTAGAGAAGGGTCCAAGCTCAAGAAGAGAAATGATGATATATGTTGTTACTGGAATATGGGCAATTGCTGGAGTAGTTGCTATCTGGTACGCTGCTAATTTAACAGATCTAGCAGTTTACTTTACATCACTTACCGGTTTTGTAGCAAGTTGGATTGCAGGAGAAGTTTACACTCCACAAGATAAGATTAAGAAATAATGGCAAATAGTTTTACCGCAACACAGATCGGCGATTCATTTGTCGCTAAAACCAAAGACCCACAGCATAATGCACTGAGCATTAGTGCATGGGAAATACTAGTTGGTGTTAGTAATGACAATACAGTTGGTAAATTACAAGTTACTGACGGGTCAACCTCTGTAGTTGGAGTTGGTACAAATTTAACCCTGCAAAGTGGAGACCAATTCATTATTGGTAACTTAACATTTACGGTTGATAATGTAATTGACGCAAATAATTTCACAATCACTGAAATTGCTCCAGTAACTGGACTATTTAACTTTTATTTACCAGAAAATTCAAACAATTATTTTAACTATCAATTTAGATGGTCTCAAAGTAATCTTCCAGATGGAGGTCAATTTAGTGAGTTTAGAGAGTTAACTAGTAACACAGGCCCAAATGACCTATTAGGACTTACATTCGACCCAGAAATTCCAGTTTGGATTGATGTTAGATTTGAAGCTGAAAGACTTTCACAGGGAAGTTCAATTAGTCTATTAAGTTGGAGATTTGATTACTTAACGACTGAAGGTGTTGTAGTTTCATGTCCTAACTGGTGTGGAGAATGTACTGATCCATATGCAATGGACGGCTGTGCAAATATTGTAATTGACTGTGATGATGCACTATACAATCCATATAACTTAAGAAAGCCCTATTCATATTACAGACAGCTAAGTGCTCTCACAAATCAAATGTGGGGTCATGAAGTAAGATACTTTAGAGTTGAACCAGACCAGAGAAGTAGAGACGTGATTCTAATGGAGTACTCACTATACAATGTTGTAGAAGAGGCAGTGATGAAGGTAATGGTTCCAGATAATGCATTTCCAACTAGAGAATTTAACTTCGATATTTTTGGAATGGACTTTGAAGAGTTTGAAATCCACGTTACTGGTGAAGCATTTACAACAGCATTTGGAACAGGAATGGAACCAAGAAGTAGAGACTACCTATTCTTTCCAATCTTAAATAGAATGTATGAGGTAAGTACAGTTGCACTTGCCGACCAATTCAATGCTCAGTTAACCTATTGGAGAGTTCAACTTAGAAAATGGGAGGACAGAACAAGTTCAATTCATACCGATACTACAATTGAACAAGAGGTTGATGATTTAACAACTGGAATTGAAGAGGTATTTGGAGAAGAGATTCAACAAGAATTTGAAAAGGTTACAAAACCACAGCAGTTTAAAACTGTTTACCAAGAACTTGACGATTCTATTAGATACAGTAAACATCCATCACTTCAAATCCAGGATGCTGAGATTAGAAACAAGTGGACAATGATTTCAAAGAATAATTATATGTTGAATAAGGCAGATGTTGGAGAAAGATACGCTCTAACATATAATGCCCTTTCAAAATTAACCACTTCTGAGAATCTGGCGATTACTGCTTGGTTTAGACCACAGTTTACGGCAGCAGATACTGCAAACTATGTGTTCATCGATGGTAGAGCAGACTCTGATTTTACTAAGGGACTTGCGGTTGCAACTACACAGACTGAAATGAATGTAACCATTAACGGAGTAAACTATCAACTAGTGTACCCGAATAAATTGGAGTTTAATGTTTGGTATGCAGTCGTTGTGAATGTTAATAATACACACGGTGATTTAAGTCTAAATGTTTATCGACTGGATCCAAATTCAAATCTTGGCCTTGCACATAAGAAGAATTCAACATTTACTAATTTTGTAGATCAGACATTTACGCTACCTTCTACTGAATGGAATGCAGAAAAAGGATGGAGCCTTTCAGCAGCTCCACTAAACGTAACAAACATTAGATTGTTCGAAAAGGTAATTGAGGCAGAGCAGCACATGAATGTTCTACAACAATATGTAGTTCGTGATGCTGATCTAGCGATTATGACTGATAACGCAATTCCATCAATTCAACTAAGACAATACAGCAACCCAAGGTAATTAATGTGGGACCAATATTGGATCTCAAGGTAAACTTGGATATATAGACTATAATATAATATTATGAGCGATAAGAAACGAACAATAAGTGACCAGGCTGACGAAATACGCAGAGAACTGGATGACTTGATTGGAGATAATGAAAGTTTAGACATAGATCAGGATCCTACCGATACTGCAATTATGAAGCAACCAACATCGCTCCCTCCAGTAAATTACGGGGATATCAAGTTAAAATCAACAAATAAGGCAAAGAAGACAATCACAAGTCTAATGAAGTTCTATCTTGATTCAGATATCATTGAGAAGGACGAATATATTCAAGCTAAGAAAAAGATGGATGAGATGACAATGTCCTCTCTAATCTATCAGCTTCAAGCCGGTGAAAGAGCACTAACAACACTATTAGAAACTATTGAAGCAGGGGAACTTGCACCAAGAATGTTTGAGGTGTTAGCAACCTTACAGAAATCAATGCTCGACATTATTAAGTCACAAACAATGTACTTAATGGCAGCTGAAGAATCAACAAAGAGAATTGCCCGCGACATCGAAATCTATAAGAAGCGCGATGATACTCGAGAAATTGAAGAGAGCGGTGGCGATGCAGGTAATAATAATATTCAACGAGGTACCAAAGACTTAATGGCAGCAATTCAAGCTGGAATTAAGAACGGTACTAATGAAGAAGACATTGAAGACGTAGAAATTACAGAAGATTGATATGAAACCCGTAAAAATATTCGAGAAATATAAATTAGATAAAGATATTCAATTTATAATTGATGAAATTTTATCAGAAAATGGTTATGATAGTTGGGAAGATTTCCTAGAAGATCAATCATTAGGAGATTGTCAAGGTATTATATCAGAAGTTTCAAATATAATTAAGTCAAATAAACTAAAGGGATTTAAGTCTGTTTTTGGTGAAATTGAAATAATAGATATGGCACATGACGAAAATGATTTAGGTAAAATTATGACACATCATTGGATCATGTATAAAAAAGAGATTTTAGATTTTAGTAAAGGCACATTAAAAGATTTTATTGATTCAAATGATTATACTTCAATATATGCAGATACAGATGCATTAGACTTTAATCCTATAAGAATAACTAATATATGAGCGATTACGTAGGAGATAATAGATGGATCCCGAAAGAAGAGGGTGATGTACAGTCAGATAGAATTGTTTGGTCTACTAGACAAGTGGACGACCTGATGGTTGCACTTGACCAGGGTTATCGTCCAAAAGTTAAAATGCCCTTTTATGAGGGTAAGCAATTCTTAAGAAAGGGTAATATTGTCTTTGAATATACTGATGATGAAATTGCAGAACTTGCAAGATGCGCAACTGATATTGTATATTTTGCTGAGAAATATGCGGTAGTAATGACCGATGATGGTATTAAAAGGGTAAAACTTCGTGAATACCAAAAAAGGATGCTACGTAATTTCCAAAGTGAAAGATTCAATATTGTACTTGCATCAAGACAGATGGGTAAAACCGTAACAGCATCGATTTATAATGCATGGTATGTTACATTTAATACTGATAAGAACACTCTTCTACTTGCAAATAAAAGTGATACGACAAAAGAAATCATTGATAAGGCAAAAGTAGTACTTGAGAACCTTCCATTCTTTATGAAGCCAGGTATTATTAAGTACGATGTAATGAATGTTCGTTGTGATAATGGTTGCCGTTTAATTGGACAATCTACAACGGCAAAGGCAGGTATTGGTTTTACCATTCATAACCTGTACATTGATGAGTTCGCACACATTCACCCATCGATTGCCGATTCTTTTTATGAAAACGTTTATCCTACACTATCAGCTTCGAAAGTATCAAGACTAACGATTACTTCGACTCCAAATGGTTTCAATAAATTCTATGAAATCTATGCTGCCGCTGAACGTGGTGATAATGAGTATTCCTCAATGCGTATCGACTGGTGGGAACACCCAGAACGCGATGATGCATGGTACCAACGAGAACTTGGAAACCTTGGTTCAATTGAAGCATTCAATAAGCAATATGGTAATGAATTCGTAAGTTCTTCAAACCTGTTAATGGATCCTGTCGATATGAAAAGGATGAGAAAGAGAATGAAGAAATATGTCTATCATGACCTAGAAGAATTTGAAAACATTGGAATTGACGTTGAAGGATTTTTAGCATGGGATCCTGAATTTGATATTGAAGATGCAAGATTTAGTGAAAACTTCTGGCTATTTGATGTTGATATTGCTGAAGGAAATGGCGGTGACTATTCAGTAATTAATGTGTTCCAAGTTTCTCCAATGGATTTTAAAGAGATTGAAAATGTTAATAATCCAGGAGCAATGTATGATTTCTTTAAATTAAAGCAAGTTGCCCGTTTTAGAAGTAATGAGCATGTAATTGAAGATTTTGCAAAAGTACTATATACACTTGCACTAGACGTATTCTACAATGAGAACGTAAAAATGATCGTTGAATATAACACATATGGTTCAGTTCTATTCCAGTACTTAAGAACAGTTTTCCCACAACGCAATGACTTTGATGAAGAGATGGTGATTAGATTTAGACACCGCCACGATGCAAGAACCCTAAAGCCTGGTATTAAACTAAAATCAGATAATAAAGCAATCTTTTGTCAAAACTTTTCAAAGCTCTACAAAAATAATAGAATTGACATAACCGATGATGAAACCATTTCTGAAGCAAGTTTATTTGGTGTCCTACCAAATGGAAGTTATGGTGCTCAAATGGGTAACGATGACCTTATTATGACATGTATTACAGCAACTGAATTCTTTAATACTACCGATTACGCCGATTACATTGAAGAGCTTCTTGATTTTGTCGACTCGGAACTTCAATCAAAAATGGAAGAAGTCTTATATAAAGACATGGAAAGTGATGGTGATCTTCAATATGATATTTACGATCTATTGAAATAAAACCAAATCACAAGGATATATAATATAGAAAAAAAACAAAATATAGAATTATGGCATTAAGTCCTCAATTACAGCAATTCAAGAGCTCTGGTGTTTACCGTCTTGAATTCGACAAATCTCAAACCGTTAACATTCCGGCAGAGACTATTAGACTTGTTGTTGGACACTCAAAGAAGGGACCTTACAATACTCCTATCTTTGTAGAAGACACTGAAACTTTTATTCAGATCTTCGGTTCAATTGATAAATCTTTAGAGAGAAAAGGAATGTATTTCCACAGATCTGCGATCGAAACTCTTACAAGAGGTCCTATCTTAGCACTGAACTTAACTTCAGCTAACGATACTGACAAGGCGTACTGGGTTTCTCCAACGACTAACGGTTCTGTTCAAGGAAATCCTGCTATCACTGGAGAAGCTCTTTATAGAGACATTTTTAACAGAGATAAGTTTTGGATTCCACAAGATGAAAAACTTCTAAACATTGCAGGAAATACTTCAGCAACGTCTGATAACGCAATTTCATTTACAAACATCAAACAAGATCCAATCACTGTAGTAGTTACTCAGGCTGGAGATACTAGAGGCTTTGATGTTACTGCAAGAGAATGGTACGGAGAAGGAAACGCTCCAGAAGGAGTTGACGATCTAGACTACATCTCAGATTACATGGTAGATGTTTACGTATTTAAAGGTAGATTCGTAACTTCTGAGTTAAACAACGATCCAACTTATGGTAACTACTTTAACTCGAATGGTATTATCCCTGAGCAATTCGGTGCATTCGCTAACCTAAGAGAAGTATCTCTACTAGCAAAATACACTGGTTCTCTAATTCCAGACTTCCAAGATAATGAAGGAAGACAATACTACATCGAGACAATCATTAACTCTGAATCAAGAAGAACTGGTCTTTTTGCAGCAGTTAACGAAGATGCACTTGATAGAATTGATTTCGTTGGTGAGGCATTCGATATCCACCAAGATTACGAAATGCTATCACATGTAGTTGTTCAACAACAACCAAACCAACTAAACGATCCAAGAGCTGCTGCTTTTGAAAACATCGTTTCAGTTAATGGCGATACAATGGAAATCTCAGTAGCTGCTGGTAACTTTGCAACAATGCAAACTGCGGGTCTAGTTGCTGGTAACTTCTTAGTAGCATCAATTGCTGGCGAATACACTGAAATTCTTTCAGTTTCACACAATGCAGGTACAGGAATCGCAACAGTTGTTTGTGAAGACGATATCAGCAAAACTTACTACGAAAAATACTCAGCAGGGATCGATCCAGCTCCTTATGCTGCTGCAACTTTCGTAGGTTCAGACCTAGTATTAAACTACGCTGGTCCATTCACTGGAACTGCAGCAACATCTTACCACGATCTAGCAGCAGGAGCTTACTTACCTTCAGTTAATGCTGGAGAATATGCTAAAATCCTATCAGTTTCTGATGATGGTAACGGTACAGTAACTATCGTACCTGTAGGTAACGGTCAGTTCTCAGCAGATTTAGCTGACGCTACCGGTGCTAATTCACCAATGGATGTATATGACCAAGCAGTTAACACAGTATTCGATCTATTCGAAATTGGTGTTAATGAAAGAACATACTTCTTCCCAAGCACTAGCGGTACT